AATTGTGTTCTAAATGTGGCAAGATATTGACCATATTAAGATTAATTATGTCATAAATTAGACTTATCCACAGGCTAGAAAATCCCAGAAAAACAGGAAAGGGAAAGGGTGCGACAGTATGCCATGCGTCAAATTGTCGCAGCCATGAGCGGCGGGCGTTCTCGTTTTGTTCTTCCTGGATTTGTTCCTGTTTTGTTCCACCCCACCCCCCAACCGACCAAGCACCCCCCACCCCAAAAAACTTAGGCTCTAGTCTTATATATAATAGACCAAAAAAAATTTTAGCAAAAAATTGAAAAGTTGAGGCAGGTTGCCCCGGCGTGCCCCCTTGAGATTAGTTGCGGGGAGGCTGCGCTGTGTGAGAGAGTTGCGCTAGTTTATTCCTCCCCGTCTTACAGGAGACGTGTAGCGTGAACTACACTATTTGATTGTACAACATTTGCTCTTGCAATTCAAGTCTAAATGTTGTATACTATTAATGTAATGACTAAAGCAACTAAAATGCAACAACCTGATTCAGAGGTTAAGCTTACTCCACAGCAGGAAGCGTTCTGCAACGAGTTTATTAAAGACTTAAATATTAAACAGGCTGCCATTCGAGCAGGTTACTCTGAGAAGCATGCGGCTAATAACGCTTATACATTAACTAAAAATCCCGCAATCGTACAGCGAATTGCAGAGTTGAAGTCAGAACAAACAAAACGTACTAAAATTGAAGCGGACGATATACTTAGACGCCTAGTACGTATCGCTGAAAAGACTGAACAGGAGGGCGATTACAACGCGGCTATCCGCTCCTTAGAACTATTAGGTAAGCATCAGGCAATGTGGACAGATAAAAACATTACCGAGATGGAAGTAACTAATGCTTTCGCTACAGGCAATTCAGAAGCAGATATAGCGCGAGACGTTGAAAGATTAAAACGTATCGCCACACCAAAACTTAAAGCAGCAAAGGGGGCATAATGCCAGGAGCAGCATCAATAAAAAAATCAAGAAAAGCATACAAGGATTCGCAGACTAAAAGAAATATGAAGAAGGCGAAACCTAGACCACAACAAAAACAAAAACCAAAAAAGAAAAGTTTGGTAAAAAAGATTAAAGAAAAAATCTTTGGTACAAAGAAAGCTAAAGCATCAGAGATTAAAAGAAAAGACAAACCTAAAAAAGAAACTTCTAGAGAAGCTAACAAAAGAGCTGCGGGCGTAACTGAAAAAATGCCAAGAGCTAAAGACAGTCAAGTCATGAAAGCGGAAAAAGATAGAAGAGCAAGAGCTAAAGCTAAAGCGGCTAAGAAAGCTTCTGATAAAAAAGCAGCAGACAACAGAGATGCTAAACGTGGTGGATTTATTTCCGCTAATGCAATGAAGTCTTCTGCAAAGAAAGCTAACAAAGCTCAAGCTGATAGAAAGAAAAAAAGAGACGAAGAACTTTTATCAAGAGGTAGAAAGTAATTGTCTAACTTTAAAACAAGAGACTTTACCTTGGATGAAGCTAAAGACTTCGTTCAAGACAGAGCAAAGAGAGAAGCAAAGAAAGCTTTACTGGGTGCTACGGCATGGGGTATTTCAAAATTACCAGGCGGTGACAAAGTAGAAAGTGGCTTTCAAAAGATCTCAAACAAAATACCTGACGGATTTTCTGTCAGTATAGATCCAGAGGAACAAAAGTTTTCCATTGGATTTAAGAAAAACTTCTAGGAGAAACAATGGGCGAAATTAAAACAGTTAAGTCACATCCAGTTGAAGGACCATATAATAATACTAGATATACTGCAAAAGCAAAACAAGGAAAAAATAATACTTTTACTTGGACTGAGACTGCAGAAGAGTATGATTATAATGACGGCGTACATGTATATGATTTATACAATATGCCTAATGGTGCAAAACCTTCAGTGGGTAAAGTAACTAAAGTAACTAAATAACTCAACTAACACAGGAGATAGTATGAGCACACGCGTATTAACGCCAACACTTGAGGAATATAACGCAAGTAATCCTCCCGCTAATCTATACGAACAGTTAGCATTATGGGGTGGTAAGGCGTATGTCGTTAACAAATGAAGATAGGGATGCAGCCACAAGGCTAGCCATCCAACAAGCACGTGATGATTTATTAGCATTTGTAATGCTGATGAACCCATCGTTTAGTGTTGGTCCACATCACAGAGTTTTATGTGACCAACTTATGCGATTAGAAAAAGACGAGATAGATCGTCTTATGGTTTTTATATCACCACGTTCTAGTAAATCTTTAATTACATCTACATACTTCCCAGCATGGGCGTTGGGTCGTAATCCATATTGGCAAGAAATAGCTGTATCACACAGTGATGATCTTGCAACTAGATTTGGTAGAGCAATTCGTGATATTATAAACACGTCTGCATACAAATCAATCTTTCCTCAAACAAATATTCGTAAAGATAATAGAGCGGCAAACTCATGGGCGCTTGAACATAAGAAGAAACAAGCAGGATCTTTCCTAGCAGCTGGTTCTGGTTCAGGTATTGCAGGGTTTGGTGCACACTTAGCTATTATTGATGACCCTATATCAGAGCAAGATGCGTTTTCTAAAACAAGAAGAGACAGTTTAAACGAATGGTACGCGTCTGGTCTACGTACAAGGCTTATGCCTGGTGGAAAAATAGTCCTTGTTATGACAAGATGGCATGAAAATGACTTAGCAGGTTACTTATTAGAGCAAGAAGGCTCTGCACCTATGGCAGATAAGTGGGAAGTTGTACGTATTCCTGCGTTAAATACGTCTGAATCACTAGATAAACTAGAAGATGCTAGAACAGATTTAATAACTCAAGGATATTTAACAGAAGAATACACTAATCTAGAGTTAGGTGAGTCATTTTGGCCAGAATCAGACAAAGAAAAAGGATTTTGTTGGACAACTGAAGAAATTATACGTACAAAAAACAATACTCCTGCGTTTAAGTTTGATGCATTGTACGGACAAGCGCCATCTTCTGAAGAAGGTAACATAATCAAGGCAGATTGGTGGCAGAATTGGGTACATGACTATGCACCTGAGTGTGATTACATAATACAATCATGGGATACTGCATTTTCTACAAAAACTAGTGCCGATTACTCTGCTATTACAACATGGGGCGTATTTGGTGGGGATCTTAGTGCCCCTAACTTATGCTTATTGGGGGCAGAACGTGGTAGATGGGACTATCCTACGCTTAGAGAAAAGGCATTAGAGAAATATGACATGCATTCTCCAGATACTATTATCGTAGAGAAGAAAGCATCAGGTCAATCTTTAATACAAGACTTACGTATGACAGGTTTGCCTATATTTGAATACAATCCTGATAGAGATAAAGTAGCAAGAGCGTATTCTATTACAGGTTTATTCCATAATGGTAGGATATTTGCACCTTTTGATAAATCATGGGCACAAGAGGTTATGGAAGAAGCAAGAACCTTTCCTACAGGCAGTCATGATGATTATATGGACACAGTTACACAGGCTTTAATATGGATGCGTAATGGTGGATACGTAGATCACAGCGCCAATACGTGGGTTGACAAGGCTGAACAAAGCGTGTATAATAGAAAGCATATAGAGCACGGAAAGCGTAAAGGCTTTTATTATTAGTAAGGATACAAAATGGCAATAGAAAAAAAGATAGAGTTAGAAGAAGCAATTACTTCTGTACAAATGCCCGATGGTGAAGAATCTATTGAAATAGAAATAGATGACGATGTAGAATTAGAAGCTGCAGAAGCTATGGGTATGTTTGATGAGGAAGAAAACCTTGTCGATGAACATGATGCTAACTTAGCAGAGATGATGGAAGAATCAGACCTGCAACATGTAGCATCAGAATTATATGATGGTTATGAAAGAGATAAAGAATCAAGAGCAGAGTATGATGAGATTGCAGAAGAAGGTGTTACTCTTTTAGGATTTAAAGATGATCAAGGTGATGAACCTTTTCCAGGGGCATGTAGTGCAACTCACCCTGTATTAGCACAAGCAGTTGTAAAATTTCAAGCAAAGACTTATAAAGAATTATTTCCAACCGAAGGTCCAGTACGTACACGTATTATTGGTATGGATACTATGCAAAAACAAGAACAGGCAAGTCGTGTTCGTCAATTTATGAATTGGCAAACGCAAATACAAATGCCTGAGTATGGACCAGAACTAGACAGATTATTATTTTATGTATCTTTATATGGTACAGCATTTAAGAAAACATATTGGGATCCAACCCAACAAAGAGCTTGTACTGAATTTGTAAAGTCAAGTGACTTTTATGTAAACTACTTTGCATCTAATTTAGAAAATGCAGAAAGGTATACACATAAATATACATTATCAAAAAACCAAGTTAAAAAATTACAACTAGCAGGAATGTTCCGTGACTTAGATGTTATCGAAACTCAGATAGAAGAAACAAGTGCGACAGAAACTGCTAATGAAGTTGTAGGTAGTTCTAAACCAGGTATGGAAGAAGACGAAGTAGAAATACTAGAAGTACATGCTAATGTAGATTTACCAGGATATGAAAATGAAGATGGATTAAAACTTCCATACATTGTTCATATGACAACCGATGAACAAGTTTTATCTATAAGAAGAAACTGGGATGCGGATGATATGCTAATGAAAAAGAAAATGTATTTCACGCATTACACTATGATTCCAGGTTTAGGCTTTTATGGATATGGATACTTACATTTGATAGGTGGCTTAACTAAAACAGCTACCTCCTCCCTACGCCAGCTAATTGATGCTGGTACATTTGCAAACTTGCCAGGGGGTTTCAAGGCACACGGTTTACGTGTACTTGCCCCTGACGAGCCTATCTCACCAGGTGAATGGAGAGAAGTAAATAGTCCTGCGGGAGACTTAGGTAAGTCTTTACAACCATTACCATTTAAAGAACCATCTGGAACTTTATTCCAGTTAATGCAATATGTAACTAATCTTGCAAAAGAGTTTGCCGATGCGACCGATACCGTTGTAGAAAACGGTTCTAACTACGGTCCTGTCGGTACTACAATGGCTTTGTTAGAGCAATCTTCAAAGCTGTTCAACGCTGTGCACAAACGCTTACACGCTGCTCAATCCAAAGACCTGCGTATTCTCGCTAGATTAGATAGCGAATATCTTCCTGATATGTATCCTTACGAAGTCGCAGGCAGTGCACAGCAAGTTTTCAGAGAAGACTTCAATTTAAAATCAATTGATGTTATTCCAGTATCAGATCCTAATATGCCAACTGAAGCACATAGGATTGCAAAGATAAATGCTATTATGTCTATAGCACAACAAAACCCTGCAGCTTATAACATGCAACAAATTAGTATGGAGTTATTTGCAGCTATGGGTGTTGAAGAGCCACAAAGATATTTAGCACAATCACAACAACCAATGTCAGCTAATCCTATAACGGAGAACATGGCTGCTATGAAAGGTACACCATTACAAGCACAGATGGATCAAAACCATGATGCACATATTGTAACTCATGGAACTATACTACGTAATCCTGCTTATAAAGAAAATCCACAACTGCAACAAATCTTAATGGGTCACATAACTGAACACTTAGCTATGAAGTACCAACAAGAAATGATGCAAATGATTGATGACCCACAAATGCAACAAGCATTAATGATGGCTCAGCAACAAGGTCAACCACTTCCAATAGAAGTACAAAACCAAATTGCAATGATGGCAGCTAACGCTTCTGATAAAGTATTACAGTTTGATGAAGAGAAAGCTAAGATCATGTCTGGTGAAGCAGATAAGAATGAGCAATTAGAAATACAAAAACAAGATCTAGCATTACGTGCACAATCTGAAATGAATAAACTTAAGATGCACAATGATAAGATGGATCTTGAAGAAGCTAAGCTTATGACAACTGATGAGAACGAAGATGAAGATCGTGCTCTTAGATTAAAAGAAGCTGAGATGAGATTTGCCAGTGATATGGCAAAAGACGCTGCCAAGACAATGGATGCGGCAGTTAAAATAACGCGACAATAAGGAGGATATTATGCCAAGTAGCGCGCTAAAAAAACCTGCCCTTCAAAGAAACAAGTCTATGGATATGAAAAAACCAAGACAAGGAAAAGGAAGTAAACCAAATCCTTTCTCTGCTGGGGCATCTACAACTAAAAAATCTAAACCTAAGAAAAAGAAAAAAGAACAAGGCTACAATGCTAGACTTGATGAATCTTTAGGTATGAGAAATAGAGGTAAAAAATCTCAATCTTTAAAATCTAGAAGAGATGAATCCAAAGGTATGGAAAAAGCAAAAGGCAGAAGAGCTTATGCTTCCGTAAAAACTATGGATAAAGGAAAGAAAAAGAAAGGTTAGTATGGCAAAGAAAGCTAAGAAATCTACAAAGAAATCTAAAGCTAACCCATATACTAAACCAGGTTTACGGGCTAGACTGTTGTCTCAAATAAAGGGGCAAAATACCCATGGTACTGCCGCAGGACAATGGTCCGCTCGTAAAGCTCAACTGCTAGCTAAAAAATATAAAGCAGCTGGTGGTGGTTATAAATCATAATGGCATTAACTAGAGCCCAAAAAAGTTTAAAGGATTGGGGGAAACAAAAGTGGCGAACGAAGTCTGGGAAGAAGTCAAGCGTTACTGGAGAAAGATACCTGCCAGCCAAAGCGATCAAGGCCTTGAGCTCCGCAGAATACTCCGCGACTACAAAAGCCAAGAGAGCGGCGAAAAAGAAAGGGAAGCAATTCTCGAAACAACCAAAGTCAATAGCAAAGAAAACAAAGAGATATAGATGAAACCTGAACAAAAGAAAAAAGTAAACAAAGTAATTAAAGGTTTAAAGAAAGCTTCTAAGTCACATGCAGCTCAAGCTAAAACTTTACAAAAAGTATTTAGAAAAGGTAAGACAAAGAAATGAAGAAACCAGATCCAAGATTAAAAAGAGCTGGTGTATCAGGTTTTAATAAACCTAAACGTCTAAGTGATGGTAGTGGTAAGTCACATATAGTTGTAGCTAAAGAAGGTGACAAGATTAAAACAATTAGGTTTGGTCAGTCAGGAGTAAAGACTAATCAAACAGTAGGACAACGTAAAGCTTTTAAATCTAGACACGCAAAGAATATTGCCAAAGGTAAAATGTCTGCGGCGTATTGGGCGGATAAAGTAAAGTGGAGTCCTAGCAAAACTAAATCTCCATCTAAGAAATGGAAAAAGGGATCATAAAATGAAGATATCGGATAACACAGCGATCAGCATGCCTATGAGAAATCTTCTCAGTATACTCGGGGCTACAGCGGTTGGAGTGTGGGCCTACTTTGGTGTAATAGAACGTTTAAATAATATTGAGACCCAAGGTAAGTTGATGATTGTTGACGTCGAGAAAAACACGGAATTTAGAATTGGCTGGCCTCGTGGGGAAATGGGTACATTACCTGCGGATGCTCAGCAAGATATGCTCATAGAATTTATGGCAACGCAATTAGAAAGTATGGCT